GACATTCCCTTCTGTGGTTCTACAGAAGGGAATGAATTGATAGATGTAATTTTGAAAGATAAAAGGAAAAAATGAAAATGAAAGAAACATTGCCTTCCTATTCTTTATATATAAAATGATAGATATTTGCAACGCTTAAGAAGCCTTTACAGGATTGATTATCCACTCTTATACTTACATTGTATTTAAATTTCATTTCATGGAGAATAAAGAATGGACGCAAAATCATTTTGCAGTTTTTTAAAAGAACAACTTGTTAAAGAAGCAGAAGTTTATGAAAATAACCTTTCCAATACTTCCTATGCAACAATTGAAGAAACAAAAAGAGCTGGCGGCATTAAAGATGCACTCAGAGGAGTTGTAAACTCTGTAGATAATATTTTAGTTGATTTTTATGTTAAGAATAACGTTACTCTTCCTACACCGGTTCCTCCTGTTGATGCTTCACAAGAGGGATAGTATTGATGGATCCTCAATTAGAAATTCCCCCTATAGCTATAGTTGTTAAGAACTATGATCAAGCACTAACTCCTTTAGAACAAGAGATAGCAGATGCAATTGATTTACAAGGATATAGAATCCTTTTAAAAGCTGTTGTCATCCCTGAAAAGACTAAGGGTGGCATTATCTTGACCGAAGAATATAAGAAGTTTGAAAAGCGTTCTTATAATGTAGGGCGAGTACTCAAGATGGGGCCTCGGTGTTATCAGCCTTTGCAAAACTACGGTGGAAAGCCTTATTGCCAGGTTGGAGATTGGGTGCATTTCTCTTCTTATGAGAAGGAAGATGTATATATTTATGATGAACTCTGTTATTACTTAAATGATGAAAGAGTTTATAGCTCAATACTTAAGCTTGAATCTGTTATTAAAGAGCTTCGTTAAAAGGAAAAAACATGGGCGAATTCAATGATAAATTAGAACAATTTAAACAGCAGTTTCAAAATCAGGATCCAAAACAAGATTTGTTAAATTCTGGTTCTGAAGGTGCTGAAGATAATCAAAAGGATTCGTCCCAGAGTTTATTTACTAATGAACAAGAACTACCAGATCAAGATCAAGAGCAATTAGAACAAGAACCTGTAAGGTCTCAACCAAGAGAACGAAAAAGGCATACCAATACTTATAAAAAACAGATTAATCGATTAACTTACGAAAATCGAATTAAAGATCAACAATTAATAGAATTGGCTGAGCGAACGCGTCAGCAAGAGTATTTATTATCTCAACAAAATGCTGCTTTAGAGAATGAAAAAGAATATAAGAACGCTTATTACGAAAATAATCTTCAAACTAGAGAAGTATCTATTATTAATGAGCTTAAGGCTGCAAAAGAAGAGGGCGACGTTGAGAAAGAAATCGCCTTATCTAAAGCTTTAGCGCAAGTCACTGCTGAACAAGCTACTTATGGGCTTTATAAAAACCAATTAGCTCCTCGTGAAAATGTTTCTTATGATCCAGGGCCTATGGAATCTAATATTTATCCTGCACCTTATATAGGTGGTGAAGATAATTACCAGGATGATTATGAAGATCCGATTAGTGAAGTGGCAGCCGATTGGTTAGATGTTAATTCATGGGCTAATCCTAATTCAAGAGATTACTCACCTCGTTTAAGATCTGAATTAGATTCCTTAGCTTCTGAATTAGATGAAACATTAAGATATAATGGTCATGCTAATATGATTGGTACACCCGAATATTTTGATTCTTTAGATAACTTAATGGCAGAAAGATATAGTGTGAATTCTCCTGCGTCCCAACAGTCATCTAGAAGTGCTCATGCAGTAGCACCCGTTAGTCGTCGTGGATCTTCTATGGCTGATCAATATATTGCTAATAATTCTACTCGTCGTGGTATTCCTCTAAATAATGATGAATATGAGATTGTGCGTAATTTGCAGATCAAAGGCCCTGATGGCCAATGGATTCAAGGAGGCGATTTAGCATTGAAGCGCTTTTTAGAAATTAAGAAAAAGTCTGCTACCAGATAAGAAAGGGAATTAAGATATGGAAGAAGAATCAAACATCAATATCGAGTCTAAGAATCCAAGAGCTTCCAGAAGTATGGAACTTCGAGGTTTTAAAGAAGGCAGAGTAAAAGACGAGCGTCCACCTATTGTATTTGGTTTAGGTAGTCGATTTAATTTGCCTCCCCAGTTAGTGCAAAGGTTTAAGGATGATGGGTATGTCCTATCATGGGTAGTATATTCAAGTGGTGGTAGTGACCATAAGGAAAATTATTACGAGGCCATTGATAAAGGCTATCAACCATTACCTGCAAGTGCTGCCCCTGAATTAATGCGTCAATATGAATTAACTCCTTTTGGAGATGGTAAAAGAGAAGAGGCATCGAATCAGCTTATTCAAAAGGGCGGTCAAACCTTGATGAAGAGACCCATCGAGATTCATAATGCTGAAGAAGATTTTTATGATAGTGAAAATCAAAGACAGCAATATATGTCTGATCTTTATAGAGCAGGCCAAGCTAATCCTAGTCTTCCTCGACCATTTTTAGATGAAAGTCAAAAGCGGGTATGATGGAATCAAACTATCTTATTAGTCAATTAGCCAATGAGATTGCGCGCGTACGCTTAAAACAACAGCTGACTCAGGTAGATTTGGCTAAAAAACTAAGGTGTAGTCCTAAGTTGGTGCGCTGCTTTGAATCCAATGAAAAGATTCCTAGTTTTAAAAAAATATTGCAAATCTGTGAAGTTCTAGAGTTTTCATTAGGTGAATTTCTTAACAGGGCAGAATTCACCTAAATTTATCATTATCTACCCCTTTAAAATATTTTAAATATGTTCCAAGATTTAAGAATAATATTCTATCTTGGAACAATATAATGATTAAAATAATGAGTTTGTGTGTATTATTAAATGGTTTAATGGGGGCTACTGCTATAGTTCCTCTTGAAGCCATATCTGAAGACTCTCCCCCTGCTATTAGTGTCAGTCGCACTACCTCTCATGTTCATCTAGAAGGCTATAGGGAGTTTCATTCCGATTCTTCTGTTGCGGTGCAAGTCATTGATGGAGAGACAACGGCTATTACTGCCAATGTAAGATGTGGGTTTTGGAAGAAGCACGGGGCTACAATTACTTGGTCAAGTGTTTTGGCCGCAAGCTGTGTGATGACATGGGGAATCACAACTCTTGTAACAAATCCAACAACTCACCACGCAAAATTATCTTCTGAGTGTTTGGATATTTTAGGGGAAGGCATTTATTACCTAAAGAATGCGGTCTTTAAAGTCGATGGGATGAATGCCATGGCTGAATATGTATGTGGTTTTGCTAGCGATATAGTTTGCTGTGATTCACTGCGTGCTCCAGTAATATACCAGGATACTGAATCAGAGTTTGTGATTATGGCAGGTAAATATTGGGATTGTTCCCCTGTAGGCGAAACCTGGAGTAGATTTGCAGGCTATCTTTTCTCATAGAAATACCCTTTTTTTTATTTTTAATTTATGTAAGCTTTAAGTATAGATAGCTCTCGGTAGGGAAAACTATCTATGTTTAAAGCTGCATACTTCGGAAATTGTATTGCACTTTCTTACACTTCAGTTCGGCTGCGTGTATTGGTCTTTTAAATATTTCCTCCATGGCAATCCCGAAAGTCATTGCTATGAAGCGCGTTTTTATACGTCGAACCCTCTACTTTCTTAAAACAAATAAACAAAATTTCTTTGTATAGGAGAATTATAATGTCTTATGGTCAAAATAAGGCGTCGGGTTTGGAAGCAATAAAAACCATTACCGGCGCGCCATGGAACGGACAACAAAATCCGTATCCGATTCAATCAGGTTACGCCAACAATATTTTTGTTGGAGATTTAGTTTACTTAGGTGGAGATGGTTATCTTCATAATTTATCTGATCTTGGCGTTGGTGCTTATGTAACCGCTCAAGCTCTTGGTGTTTTTAATGGCTGTTCCTTTGTTGGATCTCCTGCTAACAGCATAGATTTTGCGAGTCCAGGTGGTCAATATTGGCCAGCAGGAACTGTTACATCAAATAGTCAAGATGCGACTGGATTTGTTATCGATGATCCATCGGTTGTCTTTAATATTCAAACAAATGGGGCAGGCCTTGCATTTAATGCTGTAGGTGGCACCGCATCTGTTTCTTATACCTATGTAGCGGGAAGCACTACTAATCCTACTGGTGATTTCAACAACGGTACATCTAGTCTGGTATTGAACTCAAGTTCTATTGGAACAGGTGCAACACTTAACCTTAGAGTACTGCGATTTGTTCCGGTTCCAGGAAACGTACCGTTAGCTGGTGGTCCAGCAATTCCGTTCAACAACGTAGAAGTGTTGATTCAAAACCATTCATTTGCAACACGTCCAGCTGGTCTATAGGGAGATTAAATTATGGCTATTATTAATAGGAGTAATATCAAATCATTACTGCAACCGATGTTGGATACAGTATTTTTTGATTATGATGTCTATCCAGCGTTATGGAAAGATATTTACAAGCAATATCACGGGGACAAAGCGGTCCAATATGAAATGGAAATGGAAGGCTTGCCTCTTGGTCAAATCAAGATGGAAGGTGGACCAGTTGCATCCGGTAGTATGGGTCAAGCATATGAAACTGCTTATGTACATCAGTACTATGGCATTTCATTCCAAATTACACGTCCTGCAATTATGGACAACAAGTACAAATCTGATTTCCCTCAACAAGCAATGCAATTACGCAATTCATTGGATACTTTGAAGAATGTTAATGGCGCTTATATCTTTAATAATGCGTTTAATGCTGCTTCAACAGTAAGTGATGGTTATCCTCTTTGTTCTACAACCCATCAAATTAAAACAGGTACATTAGCTAATACCTTTACGAATGGTGTTCAGTTTAATGAAGCTGCCATTGAAGATGCCATTACATTAATTAAATCATGGTCTAACTATGCTGGTATCAAGATCAATTTGAATTCAATCAAAGCATTAGTGCCACAAGCACGTGCATTTGATGCTGCAAGAGTTTTCAAATCTCAATTTAGAACCGGTACAGCAAATAATGATATCAGTGCAATTGTGCATGATAAGTATATGCCTGGCGGTTACATTGTTAACCAGTTTATTACGAATCCAAACTATTGGTTTATTTTAACTGATGAAGCAAATGGCTTTAAATATTATCTCCGTGAGGAATTAGATACTGATTTCATTACAGATATCAATACAGACAACGTAACCGTTCGAGCAATTGAACGTTATTCCTTTGGTTGTTCAAACTGGAGAGCTGTATTCGGCGCAAGAGGCGCGTAATTACCTTTAGGGAGAAAAATTATGTTTACTGCTAATGCTAATCTACCTTTAGGAACTTATGTTGAGGATGGGCTACGAAGTGGTCCATTCTATCCTGATCGTATCTCCGGTATTCCTGGTCAAACCGATGACAATGGAAGGCTTCTATCCGTAACAGGCCAAATATATTCAACAACACATAATACTTATGGGCCTGGAATGCTTTATAGCCCAATCCAGACCTATGATATTACGCCTTTACAGCCTAATCCTGTTGGTTTTTCGGTAACGACTAACGTCGTTGCTGCAACACCCGCAGCTTCTATTACAGGTGCTGGTAATCTTGCACTTGCAGCAGATGGATATGTAACTACAGCCATCACTAATCCTGATGGAACTGCTGGATTACAGTTTGATTGGCCACGGGTTGTATCGGTGACAATCAGTGGAGCTATTGCAACGGTCGGAACACGCGTAACCATATTTGGTTATGATTATTATTATATGCCAATGCAATTTACATATGTTGTGTCAGCGATTGGTACATATCCTACCATAACTGGTGGTTTTATCACTACTCCTAGCGCTGTCCAAGCATTCTTTGGCGTAACAAGAGTTTATATTGATCAAGCTTTAGGAGCGGGTGCAACTATTTCTTTAGGAGCATCTAATATCTTTGGATTGCCATATCGTATGAATGATTTTGGTATGGCATTAGGTGTTTCATGGGGTGGTCAAAGTGAACTAACAGTAAATACCACTTTAGGAACACCATTGTGGCGGCTAACTAATTCAGCATTTAGTCCTGCTTTAGGTTTAACAACAGCTTCAACGGCTACCACTCGAGATGTAAGAGGTGTGTATGCACCTTCATCAGCTGCTGATGGTAGTAAGAGTTTGGTGTTTACCTATTACGTTCGAGGTGCCAATACCGCTATTAACCAACAAGCCGCTATGAATTGGCCGCAATACAATACAGTAACCGCAGCGCCTGGAACCGTTCAGCCGCTTGCGCTTGCTAATCTTTACGGTGTGCCTCAATTCTATACTGGCCAACCATCTTAAGGGAGTAAGCAATGAGCATTCCTATTGTCATTCCTTGGTTACCCGTGACTGGTAATACGGCTGCCGTTGCTCCCGTTCAGACATTGGCAGCAGCTGGGCCAGTAGCTTTAAACGCTAATGTGCCTAACCTGCCTAATGGTCCCTATCGTTTTGATAGAGTTGCAAGAACTGTAACGATTACAGGTGCAGGTAACTTTACCATTACAGGTATTGGTTCACCCGTTGATGCTAATGGGAATCCTACGCAAGTTTACGCATTAATCTCAGAAGTAGTAGCCGGTGGCGCTACTTCAGTTAATGTTTATGTGGAAGTGAGTTCTATTGTCGCAGCAGCTGCTGGTGCTAATTATAGTGCAGGGTTTGGAGCGACTGGTGTAACCGATTATGTCTTTTTAGATTATAACCGCACCATGTTTCAAACGACTGTTCAGGTGCAGGTTCTTAATTATACTGCAATCGTTGCAACTGTTTATCAATCTCTTTCCAAACCACAAACTGTTAATACTGTCTTTGGGAATTTGGATAATTTTCAACCCATTCCCGCGTTTGCAGTTACAACCACAACTCCTGCTGGAACCCATAATCAGATCGGCAACACTTTTAGTCCTGTGACTATGGTATGGGCAACCATGAGTGCCACTGCAGGCGAAACCTTATACTTCACCGTCTTACAACAAGGATTACGATCATGAGTATGGAAAAATTCTTAAGCGAATGTAGATTTACTGGTGGTTCTGCACCATCTGATATGAAACCTAAGGGCGAGATTTCCGGCAAACTTTCTTCAATGCCTTCAAAAAGTTTATCTCGTGGACGTGCTGAAGCCGTTAAATCTGGTGTTAATGCAAGTGCTATGGCAAAAGGTCGTGCTATGGGTCGCAGTCCTGGCCCTAACCCTGCTCGTGAAATAGCAAAAGGTGCGGCTGATGCACGCCGGTATGCAACAGGTGGGCATATATCTAATAGAGCTATTGGCATGAAAGAATTGGCTGAAGCTCAGAGTCGTAATGAAAAACTCAATAGAGTTGGACATAAGAGGGGCGGTAGAGTTCGTCATGCTGAAGGTGGTAGAGAATCTCCTCGTGCTCATAGAAGCGGTGGCGGAGATTTCTGGGATGGCTTTAAATCTGGTTTTGGTGGTGTATTTAAAAATGTTGGTCATCTATTTGGTCTAGCTGAAGGTGGTCAACCCCCGATGGGACCTTCTGGTCGTCGTAATCCTAACGTGATGTACAAAGAAGGTGGTGAGCCAAAAAAGCGTGGTGGTTCAGCTAAGCGTGAACATCATATGTTTGGTATGGGTGTTGGAAACTTTCCGGGAGGACCTATAGCTGGTGGACCGCTTGGAATGGGCATGCGGAATGCTGCAAAGGCTGTACAAATGGCAGCTCAACCTGGTCAACAACCTCAACAACAAAAACAACAAATGTATAAAGAAGGTGGTCAACTTCCATTAAAAAAAGGTGGTAGAGCTCATGGTCGTGAACATCATTCCTGGGGAATGCTAGCAAGTGCTTTGGCACCTATGGCTGTCCAAGGTTTAGGTAAGCTATTCGGTTTAGCTGAAGGTGGACAGCCTCCTCGTCGTAGTCGGGGTGGAAATGTTTCTGCTACATCCATGGTCAAGAAACTTCACAGTCCTTTAGAAAAAGAACCTCAAATGAAGGCGCTTGGAGCAACCAAGAAGAGTGTCCAAGAGGCTGAGCCACGTCATTATCGTGCACGTGGTGGATCGATGGTAGCGATGTATGAAAAGCTACATGGTCATCAAGCTACTGAGCCTCAAATGAAAATATTGGGAGCTACAAAAGCCAATACTAAGGATGGTTTACCTCATAGAGCAAGCAGAAGAGGTAGAAGATGATCAATAAGCAAAAATGGATTCAAAAAGCGATTAATCCTGCGAATAAGGGCGCTTTGCATAAGATGTTAAAAGTTCCTACGGGTGAGAAAATACCTCAAGGAAAATTAGAACGAGCTGAGCATTCTCAGAATCCTCTTTTGAGGAAAAGGGCAAGACTAGCGGAGACATTAAAGGGCTTTCACCACTAAGGGATTTAAATGGCTACAACGAGCAATACTTACTTATTTGGAAGTAATACACAGCTCGATGATCTGTTTAGAGAAGCTTATGAGCGCATTGGCATTATAGGAAACGATCAAACTCCTTTAAATGTCGAATCTGCAATCATGTCAGGTAATTTAGAATTATCATCGTGGCCAGGACGAGGATTAAACCTTTGGTTAATCCAAAGGGAGATGTTTACCCTTTATCCCAATCAGCCGATTTATCAGTTACCTGTTAATACTGTTCGGGTACTAGAAGTGGTTGCATCTTCACCTACACGTTTAAATACGGGTGGTACACCATATTCTTCTAATGGGGGAAGTCCTCAAAATTGCTTTGATCCTAATGCTACTGCTGGATGCACGCAAACAGCTCCTAATGGCAATATCTCTTATGATTATGGGTTAGGTAATAGCAATTCTATTCTTTATGTAGGTATTACGCCTCTAGCGCAATCGACTTATAGCTTAGTGGTGGAGTATTCCTTCGATAATGTTAACTGGTTTTCTATATATACAGCTCCTTCTCAAGCTTACTTTGCTAATCAGATTAAGTGGTTTGTGATTGAAAATGCTTTAAATGCAAGAGTCTGGAGAATTAGAGAAACAGGCGGTGCAACACTCGCCATTCAGCAAATATATTTTACGCAACCCACCAATGTTGGATCAGGAGATAGGCTTTTAACTGCATTATCACGTTCTGAATGGATATCGATTGCTACTAAGATGAATACCGGGTTTCCTTCGGGATATTATTTTAACCAAACAGTTAACCCAACCATAGCTTTATGGCCAGTTCCAGGGCCAGGTAATATCAATTATACCAATATTTTGTATAGCAACTATCGTTATGCCCAAGATATTACGCAAATGTTTCAAAATGTTGAAGTTCCTCAACGCTTTTATGATGCTTTAGTTGCAGGAATAGCTTGTCGTTTAGCCCTTAAATTTGCTGCTGATCGTTATCCGTTAATGAAGCAAGAAGCCTTTGAAGCCTATGCCTTAGCCGCTAAGACTGACTTTGAAAACGTCACCATCAGGTTTAATCCTGATTTTACTTCGTATAGGGGGTAATCATGCGTGTTCGTAATCACGGTAAATACACCCATATGCGTAAAAACAATCCCAGAGCGATTGCGCGTTGTGATTTCAGTGGATTTATGGTGGCTTATTCATCTCTTAGGCGCCAAATGGAATATACCGGCAGTGGTTTGGTTTGGACGGGATATTACGTAAGTTCTCGTTTTTTAGATAAGCCAAATGCGCAAAATCTGATGCCTTTAATGAAGTTGGATCCGGTTCCGCTTCCGAATGCTCGTCCAGATAATGAAGTTGAGGCTCAAAACACGCTGGCAACAAGTGTTGGAGTATTGAGTTTACAAGTTGGTGGCAATGTAAACGTTACGTTGACAATTGAGCAATTCCATAATGGTGTCTTCAATTTTTTAGGGGAATTAACAGGCGATATTATTGTTTATGTGCCTAATACCTACAATCAATTTTACGCCAATAATTTAACTACAGGTGCATTCACCTTGAGCATGCAGGTTACAGGAAACTCTTCACCTGCATTACGTATACCACCAGCGGATCCTATCACACTCCAGGGTCCAATGGTGGTAAATCCCACTCTTTCCAACCTTCAATTTGTTAAAGGATAAATCATATGGCTGATGCTCCAAATACCTCAAGTTACATTTTAGAGTCTGCAGATACTGCGGATTTACCTAATTCTCGTACATTAAACCCAGCATCAGCTTCAGGTGGTATACGTATCCAAGAT